GCTGGAACGAACTGATAACCTGGTACAAAGAACGTGAAGAACTCAGACAATTCCATCGCAATGTGGCGTTCACAGGCCACTTTGGCGAATACTTCGTCTTTCTTCGTTATAACTAAATCACTGTCCACCAATGAATTTCTCCCATGATATAAAGTCTCGCAGTTGCCATGTTCTTTGTTTCAATTCATTCATAATAGATTCTAGTACTGAAATGACTTCTTCATGGTAGACCTTCTTCTCAAGTAACTTGATGAGGTCGTTATCCGCTTCTAAGTATGTGGTTATATCTGATTTAAGAGCAAACTGGAATGGTTCCCAACCATATTGTTCTAGTTCGTCTTGTGACATTTTGCCTGTAAAGTATTCCCATTTGACCTTACGCATACGTAGATAATCAAAATGAGCCTTTTTGGAGGCAATTTTATGTTTGGTAAGTATAGACAAATACTTACTATGATACCGAGGTATCTTTAATAATTCTTTAGAAGGTTCCGTGCTGTCAATAACTGCATCGGATTCCCACATTTTTAATATCTGTTCAAGTGTTTCCATATAATTTTCTCAATATAATCAATAGGTTACATAATAAAAACATTATATCACAAAAGTATTATACTGTCAAGTACATATACGATTGATATCTAAATGTTGCCTTTGCTGTAATAATAGTATCCGCTGACAATTTGGAATCAAAATTAATATCATTTAATGTTAACGGGAATACATTAGAGAATTGTATTCTTAATACCGGATTATTCAATGCACTTAATATTGTCAAAGTGGCATCAGAAAAATGTTCTGTTCTTTGTAATTCTTTTACATAGGTACGTTTCTCGAATCCATCTGGATCGGCAATTGAAATGAACCAATCATATAGATTTTTCCATGACAATAATTCTTCATCAATGGTAAAAGTTATTTCAAGTGGATCATATGTTAGTTTGGTGCCAGGTGAAAACATATCCAAAAATGGAGTGGCACGATTAACTTCACCCAAAGTAACACCAGGAAGATTTACTTCTTGACAAAAGTATTGCGTATCTGGAATTCTTCCAAACGTCAATAAAAATTTTGTGGGTTGTAATAGATTAGTATTTTGTGGATTTCTGTTCAGTACAGTCATTCAATTCTCCTTGTAGGTATTTAGGAGCCAAAAAAAAGGACCACCGAAGTGGTCCTTTTAAAGTGTCACTCTACGGTGACTTCTTCCCATCCCGAGGGATGATTACATCAAGTTCTTGACTTGGAAAATACGGTAGTAGACGTTTGTACGTGGGTTCAAAGCGCCGTTACCAGTTGTCAAGCCAGTTGCGAATGGGTTTGCTACCATGCCGTAACGAGTCTTGAAACCAATCTTTGGTTGGAATGTTGCTTGGTCAACTGCACGAACCATTTGTAGAGGAACGTATGGGCAATAGAACAAACCAGCATCATAAGGAGATGAACCCTTATAACCAACAGTAACCAATTCTTGGTTAGATGTAAAACCACCGAAGTATGGGTCGATATAGACCTTGATACGACCGTGTAACATACCAGCAAATGTATTGCCTGTATCATCAACTTGTAGGTCAGCTTGAAGAGCAGGTGTATATTGCAACACGCCAGCCATAGCCATAGCAGAAGCAACGTCTGAAGAAACAATCAGAACGTTACCTTTACCTCTACGAGTTTGTTTTGCGATAACGTTAGCATCACGTTCAATTTGGAAAATCAAACCTTTGAAACGTTCAACAGACCAACGACCGTTAGAGTCTGTGTCTAAGTCAAAAGCACCAGCAGTTGTAGTACCATACTGAGCACCACCAACGGCACAAGTATAGATTGTACGAATAACTTCACGGTTGATTTCAGCCAAGATTTCTGTAGACAGAATGTTTGACAATTCTGTTTCAGCATCCAAACCATGGATCGCTTTCAAGTCTTGAGCTAATTCAAGTGAATATTCTGCTTTCAATGCACGTGATTGTGCAGTAACAGTAACTTTCTCGATAGAGAATGCCATTTGTTGGAAAGCAGCGTTAGAATCGCCGCCCAAACCTTCAGCAGTAGCTGTTGGCAAGCCGATACCAGTTGTGTAACTGTTAGCAGTCAAATCAGCACCAGCGTTGGTGTATGTGTCTGTTAAGTTGTTACCACGGAAGCCGTATGGGTTAGCAACAGATGAAGTACCAGAGAATTCTGTGTTTGCTTCGTTGAAGAATGCTTCGTTGCTGTTAGATGGACCGCCTGATTGTTGTGTGTAACGAGCACGCATTGCGAAAATCAATCCTGTAGGACCAGTCATTGGCTGAACGCCAGCAACGTCATAAGCGATTAAGTTAGGCAAAGCACGGCGTACTAAAGAAATCAAGATTGGGTCATAGTTCGAAACACCGCCAGCAACGTTAGTTGGTGTGGCAGAAGCAGTTTCGTTCAAAGACTGACGGTCTTGAGCCATGGCTTGTTGTTGGTTTTCCAAAACAAGAGCAGTAACTGCTTTCTTGTATGGGTCTTTAATGGCTTCGAGTTCTGGGTGGTTCAGAACTGGTGACCACTTTTGTTGTAGTTCTTCTGTTAGAAACATTTAATGTTCTCCTTGTGAGTTTCTATGTTTGGTAAATTTTATTTATTTAACCAAGGTTTTAGAGATTGTTTGTGCATACTGTGCGATTTCTGCATCGACATATCCCGTAGGTTTCTTGTCGTCTTCGATAATCACTTCCTCGTTCAATGCAGAACTGCCAGATGTATTAACCGATTCATTGAAATATGATTCTCTCAATGTTACCAATTTATCTGCGAATTCTTCGTCAGTAGTAAACTCCACACCCTCTGCGAGTGATTTCATTTTTTCTACTTGAGTCTGCGTTAGGCCCTCACATACTGCATGTATAGCCTCTGTTTTTTTAGATTCGTTTAATTCTTTCTTCAAATCAACGGCAGCTTGAATCTGCTCATTCAATGAAGCTTCCAGTTCTTCAACTTTAGTTGTCAATTCTTCAACAACGTTTACTTTTTCTTCTGGAATGTCGATATAGTGTTCTTCGAATAGGTCTTTCATACCTTCGATGAAAGATTCTACGATTTCGGCACGTAGACCTTTTTCAACTGCCAATTGGTTTTCTTTCAACCATTCTTCGGCCATGTAGTTGATATAATCGTCTAACTTAGTAGCCAAATCTTCTTTGATTTGTTCAACAGCAACTTCGAATTCTTCGAATAGAGCCTGTTCGATATCTTCCATAACAGCTTGTGTACGAGCGATAACGGCAGCTTCGAAAATTGTGGTAGCCTTGTCTTTGAATTCTTCAGAAAGATTTTCGCCAGACAATAGAGCATCAACGTCTTGTTCCATTTGCTCTTTCATCTTTTCTTTCTTCATCATTTTCTTAATCATGGCCTTGTCTGCAACTGCATCTTCATGACCTTTTTCTTCTTTTTCTTCTGCAACTACTTCTTCGTTAGTTGTTGTTGCATCGTCATAAGATTGGAAATTAGCACCTGGATTAGGTTGCATAGTTTGTTTTGCCAACTTAGCTTTAACACGGTCACGAATGTTTTCGTAAGATGTTTCTGAACCTTGGTGGCTTCCCATATCGGCAGCAGGTTTAGCTGCATCGCCTGCAGGGTCTTGACCTGGTTGGCGAGCCAAAACTTGTTTTGGTTGTGAACCAACTGGCGGTGTAGCACCTGGGGCTGTTGCTGTTGGAACACCTTTTGTATAATCTGGTGTTTCATCGTTCACATCGTTAACGGCTTTGCCAATTTCACCAACTTCTTTTGTGCCATAAGCAACTGAAGATGGTAATTTGCTGTGACCAACTTTTTCAGGGTTGTGATATTCACGTTGGCCTTTTTTAGATGCAATATTAGAATCAAAGGTTTCTTTTGAACCTTCAACCAAAATTGCTTTAGCGGCATCTGCTAGATTAAATTTTCCCATTTTGAGAATCTCCTTGTATATAATGGATATTTATAATTAAAGTTTTTTGATGAAATTTTCGAATATTTTAAGACTGACTTGTTCGATTTCCTTTTTAGAAGCTTGACGAATTTCTTGCTTTGCTTCCTCTAACTGAACTTCAGTCCAATTTCCGTTTATCATCATCCACTCTTTACCTTCCATAATACCTTGTACAAAAGCACCAGGTGCGGAAGGGTCTGCTACTATATCTGCCGCTGTGGCTAGACAAAAATCACCTTGAACAACGTTGATACCGTTTTCCATTTTCAGAGAACCCATACCTCTAGACGATACTCCAAGTTGAGCACCACCTTCAATTAGGTTTCTTGCAATGTTACCCATAGGGGTTTCAAGGATTTTAGCTTTGCCTATCCAAGCATTTCCTTCTTGGCGTAGACCCACAATTAAGTGAGA